ATTAGCAGAATCTTTACTATTTGAAGGTAAAGAATGGCATGAGGTTTAAATATGCCATTAAGAAAGTATGTATTTAGACCAGGAATAAATAAAGAAGGAACTAATTATAGTAATGAAGGTGGTTGGTTTGATGCAGACAAAGTTAGATTTCGTAAAGGTAGACCTGAAAGAATAGGTGGTTGGCAAAAACAAAGCACAAATAGTTTTATAGGCACATCAAGAAAAATATATTCTTATAGAGCTGCTAGTGGTACAAATTATATAACTTTAGGCACACATCAAAAATTCTATGTATTAGAAGGTCAAGAGTATGCTGATATAACTCCAATAAGAGCTACAACTACAAATGGAATAACTTTTGCAGCTACTAATGGGTCTACAACAATAACTGCAACTGATAGTAATCATGGAGCTGTGACTGGTGATTTTGTAACTATAAGTGAAGCTGTAAGTTTGGGTGGCAATATTACTGCTACAGTTTTAAATCAAGAACATCAAATTACAAGTGTTCCAAATGACAATACTTTTACATTTACTGCAACAGCTACTGCAAATTCTAGTGATACTGGTAATGGTGGTTCTGCAGCAGATGCTGTATATCAAATTAATTCTGGTTTAGATTCATATGTTACATCTACAGGATGGGGAGCAGGGACATGGGGTGCTGGAACTTGGGGTTCTACAACAGCTTTATCTTTTGCTAATCAACTTAGATTATGGTCAATAGATAATTTTGGTGATGACGCAGTTTTAAACCCAAGAGCTGGTGGTCTTTTTTATTGGGATGAATCATCAGGAACTAGCACTAGAGCAGTAAATGTAACAACAAAAGCTGGAGCTAGTGATGTGCCTACAATAGCATTACAAACAATGGTTTCTGATGTAGATCGTCATGTTATTACTTTTGGTTGTAATCCTATAGGGTCATCAACTCTAGACCCTTTATTAGTAAGATTTTCAGATACAGAAAGTATTACCGATTGGACACCAACTGCAACAAATCAAGCTGGTGGTGTGCAATTATCTATGGGTTCTACAATTATAGGAGCTTTACAAACAAGGCAAGAAATACTTATTTGGACAGATGTAGGTATTATTTCTATGAGATTTGTAGGAGCACCATTTGTTTTTTCTTTTAATGAAGTTGCACATGGTCCTTCTTTAATATCTCCAAATGCAGCAGTTAGTGCAAATAATAGTGTTTATTTTATGGATAATGGTGGATTTTATGTTTACTCAGGTTCTGCACAAAGATTGCCATGCTCAGTATTAGATTATGTTTTAAGTGATCTTAATCAAGGACAAGCATTTAAAATATTTGGTGCTGTAAATGATAGTGCTAATGAGATTATGTGGTTTTATCCTTCAAAAAACAGTTCAGAAATAGATAGATATGTAATGTATAATTATTTAGAACAAGTATGGTCTATAGGAACTACTGCAGATAATTTTGTAAGAACAGCTTGGGATCAAGCATTAATATTAACTAATCCTATAGCTGCAAGTAAAAATAGTAGTACAGATAATAATAACTATATTTTTAGACATGAGATAGGTCATGGTGATGATGGTGCCGACTTTACTGCATTTATAGAATCAAGTGATTTTGATTTAGACCCAGATGGAGAAAATTTTATATCTGTAAATAAAATAATACCTGATATACAATTTAGAGATCAACAATCTACATCTGATAGTGTGGATATAATAATTAAAGGTAGAGATTATCCATTAGAAAGTTTATCAACATTATCTACTGTTTCAGTTACTCCAGCTTCTACATTTACTAATACTAGAGCTAGAAGTAGACAATGTGCAATAAGAGTATCTAATTCATCAAATGACTATGGTTGGCGATTAGGTGATGTAAGATTAGATATAAGACCAGATGGTAAAAGATAATGGCACATCCTAAAAATATAGTATTACCAATACCTAGACAAGAATATGATGCTACAGAAGAAACAGTATCAAGAAGAATTACAGAACAAGCTATACAAGATTTAGCTACTGAAGTTAGTAGATTAAGTAGATTACAAGATGTTGTATCAAGCAAAGCTGTAAAGAGACAACAATTTTTATTAATGGGAATGAAACATGGCTGATAATTTAAAAGTTTTAGGTCAAGTAGACCCAGCAGCAACTACAACTACTACGCTTTACACCTGTCCTGATATGACACAAACGACAGTAAGTTCAATAGTTGCAGCAAATAGAACAGGATCAGCAATAACATTTAGATTAAGTGTTCATGTTGCTGGTGCAACTGCTGATGATAAGCAGTTTCTTTTTTATGATAAATCGGTAGCAGCAAATGATTCTTTTGCTATTGTTTTAGGCATAACCTTAAATCAAACAGATGTAGTAAAAGTTTATACAAGTGCAGTTGACATGAGTTTTAATATGTTTGGCTGTGAAACCAAAGAGGAAGATAGATAGATGGATATAAAACAACAAACTAAGAATGTAGCAGCACAAGGTCGTTTTGGCGATTCTATGTTACTTCATGTTAATCCTGCAGAAGTTAAAGGGTTAGCATCTGCTATGCCATTAACAATAAATCCAGAGACTGGACAGCCTGAAGCTTTCTTACCTTTCTTAGCACCTATGTTAGGAAGTTTATTAGCACCTACTTTATTAGCTGGAACAGGTTTATCAGCAGGAGCCATGGCTGGAATAGGAGCAGGTTTAGCTACATATGCACAAACAGGTGGCTCTGGTTCTAAAGCATTATTATCTGGTCTTACGGC